CGTACGGGCGCCTATCCGGACGAGTTGATCAATTGATCACCATCCCCGGGAAGGTTTTACTTAATTTCACAAGTTTAGCGACATTTAGGTCGGTGCAAATAAATTTGCTAATTGGCGGGTGGAACACCATATGTCCAATAGGTAGGCACGTTGAGAAAGAAATACAGGCCAAAATCTGTTCCGATGGAATGATATGTCTGTACAACAAGACCATTGAGAGCAACTCCTGTGTTGTTGTTCATAGTCAATTCCAATGTGTACATATCTCTAGCTGCACCATCCACTTGTGTTGGTAAACTCCAATATTTAGGTGCAGTACTCTGCATTCTAAATATATTGTAGTTAGGACAAGAGACGTTAAGACCAGCATTGGTAAATTGAGATGTAACACTCTGACCAGAAGCTGCTGATGGCGTATTATTTAAGAAAAATGCAGCCCCAGCACTAGTCGTGCCAGCTATACCAGAGGCTGTAGTCTCTGATATGGGTACATTCGTATTAAAATTATTAGTTCTATATGCCCTTATTCCACTCAATGGAGTAGGTGCTACAACATTAAAAGAATAATGTGTAGAACCACGATAAGCAACGAATGCCGGCATAATCCATTGTAGTGGAGTAAGCTGATTGTAGTTAAATCCAAAATTTGATAATGGTGTAACTATACCCTTAGCAGAATTTAAACCACTTGTATCATAACCAAACTGTGCTGGAATCTTAGTCATCAATTTCTTCCATACAAAATAGTCTGAGTCTACATTATTAACAATCGTAGATGTGCTTGCTAATGTGTATCGACGACACAATTGACGAAATGATTTAATGCTTTCACCAAAATTAACCAGATATCTGTCTGAATTAACATTGGGTTCACCAGTACCCGCAATCAAATGTAAAGCGGTATCACTTTCAGTAAATGAATCTGATTGGATTGCAAATGGTGTGGCTGAAGGCAAATCTCTAGGATTAGCAAATTCAATATTCTCTGCTCCTCGAACAGTGACTAGAATTTTAACTGAAGACGTGGCTACAGGAGCTGTGAGTGCTGTCTGCACTCGAACAGTGATGTAGCCATTATCAAACAATTTGTTACCAGCATAAGTTGGAGTCAATGAAGTAGACCAAGGGATATTCGCAGCAGTATAACCAGTACCATTCTGTAAGAATGATGTAGCTTGCTGATAAGGAACCCTAAATTCCACCTCATTAGATTCACCCAAATCTATAATGGATGTAAAAACTACATTAGATGATACAGCATCAACTAAGATATTTTCTCCACTATAGCCTGATGGATCATACGAGATTCTAAGACGCCCTTTATGAAACACTGAAGCCATAATCTTAAATTTAAAGATAATGTCACCACGCCAATTCAAGAAAGGCGCAGCAACCCAAGCTAAAGGTGTCAAATAAACCTTAGGATTGGTAGCTCCATCATTATCATATAAGGCTGGTAAAACTCGTGATGTAAATAATATATCATCAACAGAATTAGTCGTAGACCAATTAGCAGTACATAAATAAGATTCACGCTGTGCTAAATGATTGATGACCATTTCGTCTGTGTTTTCCAAACCTAAAAGACAAGGATCTATGGATAACTCATTCTTTGGATCAAGAGTCAATTTCTCAACGGGAAATCCAATTTCTGTACTAGCCATTTTGGGAAATGCCTCAGGTCTCATGGGTTGTGAGTCTGCAATAACTGGAACATTTGTAAAACCAAACATACTAGCTATAGTAGACACAGCTGATGCACCAATACGTGTCGCAGTTGCAAATTTTCCTATTACAGGAATATCTTCAAACCATGATGCAGCATTAGCGATAGCCGTAGCTGGAGCAGAGACGCAACCATTACCATACTCATCACTCTGTAATGCCAAACCAACGGATGGACCAGATAGTTTAACATCTTCAGCCCAAGCATAAATAGCGATGGAAACACCGGTGCTAGAAACGCCATTGGCTGATTGTAATGTGGTATAGTTGAGAAAAGTCAATTGTCCCATATCAGCGAATTCTTGTGCCAATTGGGCATTAATAAAATTCCTATGATAAAAGAAGGGTAATGTCATTTCACCAGCTTCATTCCCTTGAGGATAAATCCACAAGTGCGGACGCTGAGAATAAGGTATGAGATATCTTGTCCCAGTATCATTCTGAATAGTGCTGGGCGTCAAATTAGGTAGTGGTTGGTAACCCATATACATAGCACCATAATAGAATGGCGATGCATTAATGAGTACTTTAATCTTTAATTTACACTGGATAAAAGAAAAATTATTCAACTTATACTTGACACGGGCATCATTGAAAAATAGTTGCCATGGTGAGTATACATGTGATGTGCCAACAGCATCAGCTTCAGACCAAGTGAAGTTTGCTATACGTACAGGACGTGATAAAAACTTTACAAGATCCATGGCTTCAGTCTGATCTCCAGCACTAACACCGTCATATGGTCTATCTATACCAGCTGTCATTCCAACAGCAGTGTCCAAAAACCTGACATTCTCATTAGTGGTCATATTGAGTGACTTATCCATAGCAACTACATCTAATGTATCTGCCTGGATTTGACAATTCATACTACAACCACCACATGAGCAATCTGTATCATTTACTTCCACACCTTGTGTAAAAGGTCCCTCTTCCTGAGAGACATAGGATGTATGATCTAGTTCACACACGCAACTTTGCTCAGTTCCACAGCTGAGCTCCTCAATATTTTGTTGAGCGATAATTGGTTAATTACATAAAGATTATCAGTCTAAATGTAATAGTCTATGCTAGACCACAGGATTAAGTTTACTCTTCGCAGTATATGCCACTGCGCAGACACTCTACATTTAGTAGAAATTCGTATCTTCAGACCAGATACAGGTCAATTTTTATGGGTTTATTCCCAGGGTGACATTGTGATTTGACCATCATCTCCAACACCCCACTCTCCTTTTTGGAAAGAGTGATTAAGCTCTTCCCAAGTAGGGAAAGTGGAATGTTCGACATAGACATCAAGTTCACAATCAGTCACAATCTCTCTAAACATCTGCTTACGTGATTCGAATTCATCACGGCCATACATGAAATATTCACGCACGGCTGTGCCAATTACTTGAATGGAATGAGCCTCTGGAGAGATGTTACGTGACTTGGTGCACACAGTCAACATCTTAGCAATTGAAGATGGATCCAATGGTGCTAAATAAGCTTGAGCCTCCGTATCGAAACGCCAACTGCGCTTTAGAAAAGAGCATTCGGATATATCAATATAGGGTACTGATGCAGCTTCCTTATCAGCCATCGTATACACAATATCTACATCGCGTAGTGTACTTTGAATATTAGTGTGATTAAACCATGGTGCATCATCTGATACACTCATGATATTATCATCACCATATGTCATTAAGCAAACATTCTTATCAAATGAAATACATTCCCGTAAAGGATTTAATTCCAGATAACAATAACGCATGTAAATTGAATTGGCTAAACCATTGACAATAACAGTTAAAGGATGTCCAGAGGGGTTACCCCCAAAGAACTGAATCAATTCTCCATTAAAATCAACAATTGGATACGCCACATCGTACGCAATTCCGCGTACAACTTTGAGTTCATCGTTACTGTAACCAGCACGTGAACAAATTCCAAAGATGATGGCAAAAGCTGATAAAATGATCTTAGGAGGCATACGTTTATCAAACTTGCCATAATCACCCGCGACCATTTTAGACACACCATGTTTAGTGATGTGTCTATATAGCTTATCCCATTCACGAGACTGAGGTATGATTCCTGGACCGCATTCAAATAGCTCTCGATTATTCTGCATTAGTACAATCACTGAGAGTAAGTATTTGCGAACAACCAAAGACCAAGCCATTGCGCTCGAAGTAAAGAGTCGTGTGGCCCCAGATTCAGCTTTAGCAAAAGATACTGCCTCATCCTTAAGATGTCCGCAGAACACGGTGCCATAGCGTTCGCCCCGCAAGTATGTAGATACAATTTCTTCCATAGTATCTTTAATCTCCTGGATAGGCTCCATAAGATCCATATTTGCTTCCTCAGCACTTACACTCTCCAATTCTTGGATGTAGTGTTTCTTACTGCGCTTGTAGGGACAACCTGCTGAAGATTTGCGATTTAATTTATCACAATATCTTACACCTGCCGCTCCGTTCATAGCCACTTTATCAGTGTAAACCATTACCTTAGATACGTCAACTTTTCTAATCTTATGTTCAAAAGCTTTAACAGCTAAATCAATAGTATCAGAGTTCATCATAGTAACTGGGCGAGTCATATCGTTAAGTGCTTTGATCCATGGTTTACGGGTCATATCAGGTTTGGTTTTAGTCAATTCATAGTCAGTTCGTTTAAGAACAGATTTCTGAATAAATGTAGGTCCAACACTGGTTTTGCCACGTTGCCGAAATTCACCCACAAAAGATCCTAAGATTTCACCAGAACCATGGTTGGCTTTATGCACAACACTCTGTACATTAAGATCACCAATAGTGCGAGTGCACGAAGGAGCAGAAATAGGCAATGATCCTCTTGAGATAAAATTGGGTTCCAATTTATCGCAACAACCAATCACATAATCGTGGTTAATACGCATAATACCAACAGCACTATCTTTGCCCATAATGTGAGTCCCCAAAATAATGGGACCCGCAGGGGTATCAGACAGTAAGATTGATCCACAATTACCATTTTGAGTTGGAACTGAAACATGTCCACGCCAAATAGGTATATGAATGGATTTGCCATGCACAGTCCAAGCAGCAGAAGATGGTTGTATATTACTAACCTTCTCCGTCCACTGTTTACCAGATATATCTTTACTCACGTATTCTCCGTTAATTTTACCTGTATAGGTAGATTTACAAAAATAGTGTGTAAGATTTGTAGCTGGTGGTCTGCACATAATGCGTATGAAAACCAAATCATGGGAATCATCTCGATGAATCATCCCAGGAGTGACTAAAATTTGTCGCAAAGAACTGTTAATATTTAAACTCCCATCATCAACTATATCTAAATAAAATTGATCAACGGGTGGTAGAATATGAGAGTTACACATGTAGACATTGCCACGAATATTCACAGCTGTGCCCACTCGTGTTACACCATCATGTTTAGTATTAAACATGACTGTTGCCTTCACAATATGCTTCTTCAGCAAGGATAAATCCTTACCTTTTGCACATAGTGTATGCTGCGACAAATCATCAACACTGATACGGAATGGATTCTCATAAGATACAGTAGGCTTCCCATCATCGTCTGGTGGGGGAGTCTTACCTATACTAAGAGTAGATCCTTGGATATCTTCCTCAAAAGTGCTAAAGAAATTCCTAATTGTTTTATATATCAATACACTTGCTGCTAGAGCAAGAGTAAATTTTAAAAGTTGTTTAGGAACTCTAAGATCATGTGTCGTTTTGTAAAAACCATAGGATAAAATGTGTCGAGCTAAGAAACTCTTATTCACACCTATAGCATAATACATAAACCAATCAGGACCCCAAAGAAATCTAATGATAGCATCCACAAAATAAAAGTAAGTTATACAATTATAAAATTTGAGCCATAACCAGAGATACACTTGGGTAACGTATGGTAAAGTAGACACATAAGTATTAACATCATACGTGCGATCATTGTGGAACCAACTCATACTGTCAGTGTACATTGAACTGACATAAGATGGATTGACATAACTTACTATGTCCATAGATTGCACATTCATCTTCTTGGTCTTTTTAGACTTAGGTCGATGATTGATGTAGACAGACTTTTTGGTCTTCTTCTTGCGCTTTTCCTTTGGTTCCTCTTCCTCAGGAATCTCTTCACAATCACATTCTATGAATGAATTAGAACAAATAATGCAGTACGCATCAGATTGAGGGAGAGCCCCAAATTCATCACAACTGCACATAGCCTGTGGGGCATAACAATGGGAACATAGTTCAATCTTTTCCATCACGTTTGAACAGAATAATACACGTCTTTGTGTTTCTTCATGAGCCAATAATGTCTCAGAATACCACGTCAAAAACGGTACTATGTCTGTAAATTCCATGACTGGAACTAATTTACCTTTCTGTCCCCGTCTCTCGGTACCACAAGGGGCCACACGGGAAACTTTAATGTTCCAATAGTTAGGGTAATATCCTTCTGTTAATTCAGGAATACTACCGCTATTCAACATTGTACCACGAGCATATTCACTCTTTGGTGCTATATCAATAACATAAGGGAAACGTCGTTGGACTGCCAGTGGACATGCAAAGTACGCATGAACGTTCAGTGATTCAGAGTTAGTAGATCCAATTACCAATTTAGCACGCACAGGTGTACGTCCTTTATCTTGGAGTTCTGCTTGAGCTGGTACATATGGTACATTATTGACCACACATAACATCTCTGCTAGAGAGGGATCCATAACACCTAAATTTGGTGATTGGAAAGCGATGTCATCCATTTGAATACACCATTGTGTAGAATTAAAATTAGACCAAAACTCCTCAGTAGGATTTCTAGTGTACTTATATTCTGCACTAGTATTCAAGCCCAATACTTTACCGTACTGTAGAAACAATAGGTTTGTAAAGGTACTTTTACCAACACTAGAACCACCATAAACTAACACCGAGAATGGTGCAGCACGCTCTTGTTGAGCTGCTCGTTTGGTAACTTCCATAGCATGTATTAATTCTAAATTACACAGTAATTTTGAAATAAGTGCTTTTTCAGTTGGACGACTAGCAAATTTCTTTATGCTTTTCCCCTGTTCAATACTATCTTTCAAATCAGCTAAATACTGAAAACGATCGATATTGTGAACAGTGGGGTTGCTCAGAAAAGTGCTTTGGCGATGTAATAGTTCTGCCTTATCATACCATACTTGGTATTGTAGTTCACTATGAAAAAGTGGTGACATAGAACCAGTCTTTATACACTGATACCCACGCTCACATAAAAATGCAATCGTATCTAGGGTACAATGTATAAAATCTGGTCCCATATGGAACTTCTTCTTAATTCCCTCTTTAGCAACCTCATCAAACTTAAAAAGATCTAATGACAAACCTATTTTGGAAAATAGAGATAAGGACAAGGCATACATGCCGAATTTGTAAAATTTTTCAAAAGCTGGTGAGCTTTTGATGGTATCATACATACCAAGAAATGATTTAAAATCGGCAAATTCAATCCCTTGAACATGTAAATCTTCTGTGGGATTTTGACGATTATAAAAATCGAAGGCGGATCGCAATGTTGCTGCTAACAGAACATTGTTATCCATTTTAGTACCACGAAATTTAGCAAAAGTTGCTACTGCAACATATTTGTCCATAAGGGTTCGGGCACGGAGTATTAAGTACATACTAAGTACAAAATCTTCCACGAGCTGAATCAAACCATCAGCCTCGAGGGGAGTGTTAATATACTTACCAATGAGCGAGTCATGGGTAAAAGTATAGCTATTCCACTTGTTATCATGGAAAATCCATGTTTGAAGATCGGAATCACCCAAATGATTGGGCGTAAATTCGACATTGCTAGCAATGTCTTTGCGAACTTGTCGCTGCGCTAAAGTGCGCTTGCTTGGCGATTTAGCTAGTAAATCCTTTTCAAGAATGGTGAGAGCGTTATTAAAAAAGTTGGTCATCGTAATTAAAATTGGTTGTAGCTGATTCGTTTAATGCGAGTTTTTCTTCCGGCAGGAATATCCACTTCAGAGTAGTGGAACTCAATCTAAGACTTAACTTTGATTTGGTAATAAATAAAGTGTCCATGCCAGGCACTCACTTAATCATATAGTCCTCGACTGCAACTGCAGCTGTAACTATACATGTGGTATGATAAACGTTGTCCATAATAGAACGAAGAGGTTTAAATTTCCTACAATTATTAAGATCATGACCAGAAAAATCTATTCTGGCATTTATTCTTTAATTATGTTTGAAAATGATATTTAGTGGTATATCATTTACCGTGAAGTTTCAGGTTCTTGTGTTTCTG